TACCAAATACTAAGTTTTCAGGATAAGTAAATACTATAACATCGTTGAACATTCCAGGACATCTGTATATTGGGAATCCAAAGAAAGTCATATTATCTCCGTCAAGGTTAAACCCTGCACCAGATACTTGACCTTGATTAGACCCTGCATTTGCTAATGCTTGAATATAAAAACCATAAGTTTGGTTATTCATATAAAAACCTGCACCTGCTTTAGTTAGTATACCTGAATGATTAGCTGCAACTGCATCATATACTTTTTCCATATGTCCAAGCACATTTGATTTAGTTACTGCTGCATAGTCAACTTCTGTAAAGTCTTTCATTGCAGAAGCGTCTGCACCTGCTTCATCTTGTGTACCATCATTAGATAAGAAACCTACTCCAAAAGGAGCTGCACCCTGCCATATTCCAATCTCTAATTGAGCTGCTGCTTTACCTGCTACAACTTGTAATAAGAAATCAGAGAATGCTTGTGGTAAGTTACCATTTCTGTCCATTCCTTGTCCCATCCAAGTTGGGAATACAGTACCTCTACAAATTTCTTCGTTTACTTTTAGGTCAGTTAGTGTTAATACCTGCTCAGTAGTAGATATATTAGCACCATCACTAAAAGAACAACCTGCTGCTACGATAGGATTAGTAGAAGCAATATTGTTAATTACTGCACTTTTAGTTAAACCATCTATTGTTCTTACATATCCCTTAGCAACTGTGTCAGGACTTCTTAAGGCAGCAGTCACATAAGGCATAGCGTGTATTCCTGCATAAGTATCACCAGTAATAGTTATGTCAAATTCACGTTTTTTTGATAATTGAATTTTATTCGCCATTTTTTTTTATTTTAGATTATTAATGTAATATGCTACCCTCTCATTAGACGATAGTTTGCTTAAATTAGTAGATGTTGTATTTTTATCTCCCTCTGGATTGTAGCTAATGCTGTCCGTTGCAGGTTCTTTTGATAATTCTACTATCTTACTATTTAATTCTTCTACTTGTGTCATTAGTTCACTAATAACATCTACAGACATTTCTGTTTTTTCTTCTTCTTTAGTTTCAGCACTTGCTTCTACTTTATCAGCTTTTAAATCAGCTATAGCATCTTCAAGATTTTTGATTCTAATTTCCATACCTTTCCAATCAGCTACATCAGCTTCTTCTGCTAAAGTTTCTTCGCTTAATTCTTCTTCTTCTTTATTTTCTTCTTCTACAGACTCAGCTTCTTCGCCTAAATCTTCTATTTTAGAATCATCGCTAACAACTAATTTATTTCCATTTTCCATAGTATAAGTACCACCTGCTAATGCTTCTGCTTCGCCCTCATCTCCAACTGCAAATACTTTAGAGCCAATCATAAATTGGTCATCTTCTGTAGCTATAATTCTACCATCGTCTAATTTCATTTCAGCGTAGAACTTCACGCTATAAGATTTTTCTATTTTATTCATTTTTAATAAATTTAAGATTTTGTCTATTGTACCCATAACACTAATAAATATATATTGTTTTAAATTGTTTATATCTTTACCTTTTTACTGTTCTATTTTTAATAGCTGCACAGACTTTAGCAGCAGTTTCTTTATTGCCATACTCTTTTATCTGGTCTCTCATACATTCATTCCAAGAATATTTTAACATAGCTTGTTGCCTTGCATAATTAACATACTCTATTGTCTTGTATTTTTTCTTTCTTTTTTTCTTGCCTGTCTTTGTGTATTGTTCTTCTTTTACTACTGCGTCAGCGTGTGTAGCACAAGGCATATATAAAACTTCGCCATTTATTATATGCTTATGGTTACCCTGACAACCTTTAAACATTTCAGCATATATATTAGCTTCTTCTTTATTTCTAAATAAAGGTTCACCATCTAAAGTAGCTACTGGGTTTAATTCATTCTGTAAAATAATATCTTTAATTTTACCTAATGTATATTCATCAGGGCAATCTTCACAAGTTTCGTCTAATATATCTTTCTTTTGTTTAGATGCTTCTATTATTTTATCAGTAAACCACCCCTCTATGCTAAAACCTCTTACTTCTTTATTCTTAATCTTATTCCATATATCGTCATTACCCTCTGCGCTAACTTGTACAAACCAAGTACCAATAGGCATATTTTCAAAACCCCACATATTAGACTTATCAAATTTTTCATCTTCTTTAATCCACGATTCTACGACTGTTAAACCCTCTACTGCTTTATCGTGTTCAAGTGTATGGCTATTGTTTCTTAGACTTGCCATAAATAGCTTCTGAGCTTGTTTAATAGTTTCTTTAGTAAAGAACACATCGTATTCCTCATTATTGTCTTTATCAAGTCTATTAATCTTTTTATCTGGTATTAATACTGCACCTACTAATTGTCTTTGTTCTTCGTCTAATTTTGCAAGTGTTAAAAAGTCCTGATTAAAGAATACGAAATTTTCTTCTATTGCAGGGAATTTAACAACACTAATAGCTTCAACTCCGAACATTTCAGCAGTTTCATCTATGATTAATTCTATAAGTTTTTTCTTTTTCTCCATAACACTAATATATATAAATATTCAATTTTTGTTTATAATGTAGCTTGTATTTCTAATTCTTCTTGTAGAGCTTGAGCATTACTAATATCATTTTCTACTACAAAGGCTTGTACTGGTGCTGTACCACCTAATTCAACTGCATCTATAGCTTCTAAATTAGGTATTAACCCCCCTGCGCCTATTCCAGTTGGTGTAGCAATATCAGGTGTTGGGGTTGGGGTTAAGCCACCTCCCTCAACTCCTGGTAATTTAGTTGCTAATATTTTTTTAACACTAGACATACCTGAAGCAACTGCACCAATCGCAGCTATTGGTCCAAAAATTGGTCCTGCTCCCATTGGTGGTGGTGCTAAGGCTGCTGCTGCTGCACTATAAGTATTAATTAACGCTTGACCTACTGCTAACGCTTTACCTGCTTTAGTTTCTTCTCCTATTAATCCACTAACAGCTCCTAATGTGTTTGCTACTATATCCCTTTGTTGTCTACCTAATTCTCTTGCTATATTTTCTTTCTGTTTTGCAGCATCTTTATCAATAGTTGTTAAAGTATCTTGTAATTGTTTAGCATCTGTAATTGTTCTTCTTGCTAATTCTCGTTTTTTTTCTGCTTGTATTTCAATATCATTAATCTGTCTATCTAATTCTGTTTTACCTATATCAGATAATTCTTGCAAATTTGTTATTCTTTCGTCTTGTAATGCTGCTTCGTTAGTTAATTGTTCTGCTTGAAAGCCTTTAACTTTTGCATCAATAGCTAATAGTTCTGTTTCTAAAGCAAATCGTTCTGCTTTCGTTTCGTTTGTTTTACCTTCTAATTGTTCTAACTCTGTTAAAGAATCTAATTGTGCTTGAACTGCTAATTTTTCTGCTTCTGATTGTCTTTGTAATACTGCACCTAATTCATTATTCGCTGCTATTCTTTCGTCTACAGTTAGTCTAATATCATCTCTAATACCTCTTTGCGTTTCTGCTTCTAAATCATATTGCTCAACTAATCTTTGTTGTGCTAAAGCTAATAGTTCATAATTCTTTTTTGTTTCAGTAATCGCTTTACCTTGTTCAATAATAGAATTAACAGTAACACCCTCAAATGTTTCTTTAAATGCTTCTGTTGTTTTACCTGCAATAGTTACTATTTCACCTACTGCTTCGCCTAAATTAGTTGCTATTGCTTTACCTGAATCAATCGCATCTGTAACTACACCTTTTAATGATGCTTTAGTATCTTCAATACTTGCAGTTAATTCTGCTATTTTTTCTATATCTTTACCTTTACCGCCAAATATTGATTTTTCCCAAGTTAGTTGTAATGATTGAACCCCTAATTTAATTCCATCAAATGCCAACTTAAAAGGTGTTAAAGCAATATTCATTAAATTAGTAACTACAGTTTTCATTGCATCAAAATTCTCAGTAGATTCTAAAACATTTTTACCTACACTTATTAATGTATCTGAAACAAGTTTAAAAACAATTCCAATAGAATTAAATACAGTTTCTACTGTGTCTGCTATTTCTTGATTTTTCATTAAAGCGTCTGTTACACCATCAACTAACTTCATAATTAATGCAAAACCTGCAGCTTTCATCGCTAAACCTACGCCCTTAAAACCACTTGCTAAAGAACTTGTACTGGTTTCTGTCTTTTTGGTAGTATCATTAATATCTTCTAATTGTTTTTCTACTGCATCTAATCGTTTTAATGCTTCTTCTGCATCTATTTGTAGTGTTACTGTCTTTACCTGCGCCATATTAATCTTATTAATTGTTTAAACATTCTTTTAAAACTTGTATGATATTCTTCTAAGCCATAAGCAAAATCTAATTTTTTGTCTTTATATTCTATTAATTGAAGATGGTCTATACTGGGTATAATAACCTTGCTTGTAGCTTCTATATATTTTTTTAATTCCATAGTAAATAATCTCCGTTTTGAAATTGTATATTTCTTCCGTTTTGGAATAATGCCCAATTCTCATTATAAGTAATACTTAAATTATGCAGTCTTTGTATTGCAATATCAGCAGTTAACGCCCATACCCTTTTAGTGTCTGTCTGGCTATCTTGTAAACCAAATCTTAATACATTACCTGAAACATCAATATAAAGAGTACAAGTTGTTAATACTTCTTTTAAACTCCATTCTAAAGCGCCACCTGCTAAACCTATTTGTGTTATCGTTCCATTTACATTTTTAAATGCAGTATGGTAAGCAAATGATTCTGTTATACCTACTACATAGCTTGAACTTGTGCCACCAATAACAGTAGCTATACCTTTTACCTGAATCATTACATTGGTATTTGTAGGTATTACTAATGGCGTAGAACTTAATGACCCCTCAGGGAATCCATATGATTTAGTATTACCCTCTGTAAATCCTGATAATACTATTCTATGACTTTCTCCTTGTAGTTGTGGCGTTCCTTTTCTTTTGGTATTATATTTAATTATTATATCATCTCCATAATATGGTAGTATTGGTGTGCTATATTTAGTGTTATCAATACCTCTTATTAATGGTCTTGTTAATCCCCCTATTTTATTATTAATAATTGTCTTTACTTGTCCTATTTCTAACAAGCCTAAAGCACCTGTCAATGATTGTAGATTTAATGGCAAACTTCCTGATTGTGATAAACAAGGGTATAAGCCATTTGAGGCTTGGGATTCTGCCCAATAAAAAGGTATACCACCATTGCAAATACAACAAGCAGGGTCTGTATAAATACCAAGTACGTCAGCTGATGTAGTGTCAGGTGTACAGTTTGGATTAGTTTCATCGCACCACAAATAGAAAAAGCCTTCTAAAGTATTATTACCATTACTGTCAGTAGCTAAAACATAATCACAGCTTTCACATTGTACTAAACTATCTACAACTTTTATTAATGTAACTTTTGTAGATGCTTCTGCTCCTACTTGATAATTACTAATATTAAGTATTCTCCAATAAGTATCTTTTATAAATATCTCATCATTGAATTTAAAGTTAAATATATCTACGGAATTTAGATTTAAATAACATTCCATAATACGTGCATCTGTATTATAAATACTATCTAAATAAGGTTTCCAATAATAACCATATAAAGTGTTAGAAAACCAACTACCATTGTCATTTTCATAGTTAAATATCTCTAATTGACCTACTAATGGGGGTGTACTATTCCAGTATAATGATTTAGTATCAGGTGTTAAAGTAAATGTATTAGCAGGGTTAGTACCTGCTCCTGGCGTTATATCAAAAGGTGTACAAGTAGGATATGTAGTAAAAGAATACGTATCTATACTAAAACCTGATACTGGTTGATTATGCATATAATAAGTAACAGTTCCACCATCTTCATCTATAACAGTTGTTGGTGCGCCGTTATAATAAAATAGTTTAGGTTTAGTAGCTTTTAATGGATTCTCAAAACCACCCTCTACTTGTTCATAAGTAAACTCATATTGAACAGTAAAATTAACTAATTGAGATGTAGATTGTGTATCATTATTTTTATAAATACGACTGTTTATATATGGACTAAATATTGGATTATTTGTCAATTCTCCAGTAGCAAAATCGTTATTAGTTTCTGTTATTTCTAATTTACCATAAGGATTAATATTAGGGTAATTTTCTTTAATCGTTTTATTGCCTAAATCAATATCTTCTAAATCGCCAAATTTAACTGTCTTTTTCTGTAGTGAAGTAGTGTCTGTTACAATAATCTCTTTAGACGTGTCTAATTTGTCTGTCCAGTACTTAATATCTCCTAATGCTAAATAATCGTTGTAAGGCTCTATTATTAAGTTTCCTGCATCTTCTGGGTCTACTGCAACTATTAAGTTAAATCGTTCTATTAAATCTTTTAAAAAGTCTTTCTGTGTTATACTATCATCTATCATACTTGGCACATCTACAACATTACCAAAAATACCAGTAGTATAAGCCTCCCAAGTTATTT